CGCAGGAGGGGATCCTTCGGCATTACTCCAAAGACAAGGCCCTAAAGTATATAAACTTGATACATTTGATACTGTGGATTCAGAAAAACTCACCGGCTGGGCGCTTGGCAAGATTTACGATGCCGAACCCTCAGACGTGTTTATTGATATTATAGGCTGGGGCTGGGGTGTAGCCGGTAATCTAAAGACCAGGCAGCACACAGCTCAAGTCTGGGATGTTAATGTAGCGGAAGCCGCCGCTATATCAGATAGATTTTTCAGGCTCCGTGATGAGCTTTGGTGGAATGTAAGGGAGAAGTTCGAGCAGAGAGCCATATCTATTCCAAATGACGATGAGCTTATAGGAGAACTTACTACGATAAAATATTTAGAGGATGGAAACGGGAAGATTAAAGTCGAATCAAAGAAAGATTTAAAGAAAAGAGGGCTACAATCCCCCAACAAGGCTGATGCACTGTGCCTTACAGAATACTTCCATGGTAATATCCTTAAAAGCATGAATCAGAACAGGAAAAAAGGCCGAAAATTAGAGAGGGTAGGGTGGAAAACTGTTTGAATATATCTGGTATGAAAATAGGGAACAATCAACCTACCTGGATATGTGCGGAAATAGGTATAAACCACAATGCTTCTCTTGATATAGCCAAAAAGCTCATAGATGTCGCCAAATCCTCTGGTTGTGATGCAATAAAGTTTCAGAAGAGAACTACTGAGCTTCAATATACAAATGAAGAACTCGCACAACCTCGCATATCTCCTTTCGGCGCTACTAATGGCGATCTTAAACGGGCGTTGGAATTTGGGTACGATGATTATTGCGAGATAGACAAATATTGCAAGAAAATCGGTATAATTTGGCTTGCCTCTGCATGGGATAAACCCAGTGTTGACTTCTTAGAACAATTTGATGTTCCGGCGCATAAAATCCCATCAGCAAAAAATAATGACTATGAATTTATTAAATATGTTAGGAAAACAAATAAACCTATCATAATGTCATGTGGTATGTCTACATCACCAGAAATATGTGATGCAACATCATTTCTGAATTTGGATAATATTGCCTTATTGGTTTGTACAGCGACGTATCCAGCCAGTATTGAATCTTTGAATCTTAATCGTATTCATACCTTACAAAATGGTTATCCTGGTATACCTATAGGCTATTCACATCATAATCCTGGATTATGGATGGCTCTTTGTGCTGTTGCTATGGGAAGTTGTTTACTTGAATTTCATGTCACTTTGGATAGGTCTTTATTTGGTTCTGATCAATCCTCTTCAATAGAACCGCAAGGAATAAAAAAATTGATTCAGGAAATTAGATGTTTTGAACAAGCAAAAGGAAATGGTGTTTTAGAAATTCATCCAAGTGAGATTCCCGTAATGGAGAAATTGCATCGGTTAAAGTGATAATTTATTTTTAAGAGAGAAATATTTTTCAGGAGATGTTCAGGTTTTCAAGAAAAATACTGCGTAGCTTTACTATTACAAGAAAGGTAATATATTTATGTCAAAAAAGAAAGTCTGCATAATTCAGGCAAGATCAGATTCCAAAAGGCTTCCAAGGAAAATACTGCTTCCTATTTGTGGTAAGCCGATGCTTTGGCATTTAATCGAACGAGTTAAACGATCGAAGCTGATAGACCTTATTGTTGTTGCCATACCCCTCTATGATAAATCGTATGGAGGTATCAATAAAATAACCAACGAATGCGGCGTCCTGATGTTTGCATATAGAGGATTGACTGCAGACCTTGTATCAAGACACCTGGCAACAGCCAAAAAGTTCCATGCCGATATTATCGTTAGAATACCAGGGGATAATCCTTGTGTTGATCCTGTGGAGATAGATAGGATTATAGAAACTCAAAGTTATAATTACAGTCGTCAGCCTATGTCCTGTTTATATTCCAATATTCAAGATATATTGGATTCAGGATATCCAGACGGTATAGGGGCCGAGGTCTATAGCATGGAGTTATTAAAGTGGATTGACTATAATGCTAAAGGCAAGGAGTTAAGGGAACACCCACATAAGATTTGCTACGATAGAAACATTGTTAAAACCATTTCCTGCCCTGACGATATCAGACGGCCTGAAATTAGATTAGATGTAAATACTCAAGCTGATTTTGATTTTATCACAGAAATATATGAAGCACTATATCCCAATAACCCTAATTTTAATACTAAAGATATCATTACCTATATTGATCGGCGCAATGCCGATAATGTCTTATTGCAAAAGAATACTTCAAAACCATTTTATAGAGAAACGATATTAAATAACCTGTTTAACAGGATAAAAGCTGAATGAAGGTCTGGATCTCAGGACTATTAGAGCCGGATTCAAAGGCAAATCTTTCCATATATTCATCATCAATCAACTTTGGAGATAGCGTGTTCGAGATGCAAAGGACTTATAATCGTCGCACTTTCAAGTTACAGGAACATATAGACCGACTATACGCTTCAGCTAAATATGTCGGTATTGACATACCCTATTTGCCTTACGAGTTATACGAAGCACACGAGAACCTGTTAATCGAAAATAGACATGAATTTAACGAGCACGATGAGATCAGGAGCCTTATCCATGTAGATAGAGGCATCATCCCGATATATAAATCTTCTGGCCTTGATATAGGAGTTAAGGTTATCATAGCCTGCTGGCCACTTAAATGGATCATCCCGGATGCCTATAAAATATACACAGAAGGAGTACCGGCCATTATACCAGGCCAGCGTACCATCCCGGCACAGTTATTAGAGCCAAAGGTTAAAATGCGGTCAAGACTTCACCTTAAAATGGCAGATATGGAAGTAAAGCGCTCTAACCCCGATGCCTGGGCCTTATTACTTGATCCTGATGGATATATTGCCGAAGGTTCAGGATCAAACTTTTTCTATATCAAATCACGGGAACTATTCACTCCCGAACCCCGTAATTGTCTAAGAGGCATATCAAGGAAATATATTATGGAACTTGCAAGAAAATTAAAGGTAGAGGTATTCGAGCGGAATATAGAACCTTACGACATCCTACAGGCTGATGAGGCATTCTTTAGCAATACTCCGTACGGTATTGTCCCAATAATCAGTATAAACGGTCAGCAAGTTGGAAAAGGAATACCCGGCAGACTCACTAAGTATCTCATGCACAAATGGTCTGAAGATATTGCCTGTGACTTTATAGGGCAGACAAAAGGCTGGAATAATGCTTAACGGATTAAATCATGTTTTCATAGAATTGACTAATAGATGCGATAAAAATCATTTATGCTCCATGTGTGGCCGACAGAAGGGAATCATCGAGTATGGGGATATAAACCAGGCTACACTATATAAGATAGCAAGACAAGTACCTTCAGGTATTATAGTATCGTTTCATAGAAACGGGGAGCCGACAGCCTATCCATTCTTAGGCCAGGCAATCGGATTATTTAGGAATAATATTACCAGTATTGTTACTCACGGTTTGAATCTCGTCAAAAAAGCAGATGAAATCATAGATAACTGCACCACCGTTATTATTTCCCGGTTTGAGTCTGATCCAGACAGAGACGATCAACTCCAAATACTTAAAGAGTTTATTAAGATAAAGGGGAGTTCTGCCCCGCAAGTTATCGTAAAATATATCGGTGAGTTTAATGAGGAACATTTACCTGGCGTGATCTATACCTCACGAGCACTTCACTCTGCCAAAGATTCCAAAGATTATAAAGTCCACGATCCAATCATTCCTGAGAGCGGGGTTTGTCTTGATATTATCTCAACATTATCCATTGACTGGAATGGAGATACCTATATCTGCAATCGAAAAAATCCGGCTGGGCTATCGGGAAATATACATAAGACCACTTTATCCAATCTTTGGAATGGACTGAACAGACAGGTTTATATTGCTGCACACAAGGCCGGATTAAGACAAAATACTGAATCATGTAAAACCTGCCAATACTGGGGAATACCAGTCAGTTAATTAGCCTTAATGTTCCAATCTGAAACATGTTCCAATCTGAAACATGTTCCAATCTGAAACATGTTCCAATCTGAAACACAATATACTTGACAAATATGTATCCTTATGTTACATAATAAAACGTTAAGTTTCACATTAAAACATAAGGGTGGCATATTGGCTAAATCCACGAAGTCTGACGATAAAGAACTTCTAATCAAGTTAGATAATTATTTCTCTTCTGCCTTAGACCATCCTACATGGCAATCATGGCGCACTAATGCTGAAAAGTGCTTTAAATATAAAGAAGGCGATCAACGGACTTCTACCGAGAAGCAGGAATTAAAAAACCGGGGTCAACCGGAAACAGTTAATAATCAAGTTAAAGTTACATTAGACCGGATGGTAGGTCAGTTCGTCCGGCAACGCACCCGGATAGGTTATAGGGGCAGAAATCCCCAAGATAAGCAAGTAGCCGATACCCTATCAGATGTGCTCCTATTTATTAAACAGCAGAATAACCTTGAATTTGAGGAACGAGACGCAGCGGAAGATGGATTCACAGGAGGTTTCGGGGTACTTGAAGCCTATATTGATTATAATGATCTCCTAAATCCTGAAATAAAAATACGCATGGAGGATTGTTTCAATATCTTTCCTGATCCTTATTCAAGGAGATACGACTGGAACGAGGATGCTAATCATATTTGCCGGGCTAAGTGGCTTGACTTATCCGAAGCAAAGGAATTATATACTGGTAAATCAAAAGAATTATCTCAGATAATGGAAGCAGAATATAAGGGTGGGTTGCTATCCTCTATAGATGGATTCAAGAAAAACAATTATATAGATGCCAACGCAAAGCGGCTCAGGGTAGTTGAATGCTGGTATAAGACCAAAAAGAAGGATTCTAAGGTTATCCTCTCCACAGGTCAGATACTGGATGCAGACCAATTGAGTAAGGATGATTTAAGGCAAATTGAATCTTCCGGTATTACCTATAAACAGGTTGACCGGATAAAGACACAGATGAAGGTCGGCGTATACTCTGCTGGAGTATTGTTAGAACATAAGGATTCCCCTTTTGAGCATGGTCTGTTCCCCTTTATTCCTTATTTTGTTAATAGAAAGAAATCAGGGGAACCCTATAGCCTTATTTATACTGCTTTGACTCTTCAAGATGCTATCAATAAACGTGAATCAAAGGCATTACATCTTCTTTCAACAAATCAATCTATCTACGAGAAAGGCGCTGTTACAGATCCTGCCGATCATGCCACAGAAGTTGCAAGACCCGATGGCCAGATAGAACTCAATAAAGGATATTTCGAGAAGTTTATACTTAATAAAAATATAGACCTTGCAGTCACCCAATTTAATCTCCATAACGAGGCAAAAGCCGACTTCAGGCGTGTTACAGGCATTAACCCCGATGCTATGGGCGAGAAATCAGAGATGCGATCCGGTATTGGAGTAGCAAGAAAACAGGCCATGACTGACCTGATTATCTCTCCGGTATTTGATAATTTCAGGCGTACAAGGACTATTCTGACGAAAGTGGTACTTGGCCTCATTAAACAATACTACACCGATGAGATGTTATTCTACATTACCGATGATTTGAATAAAAGCCGGACGGTAAAACTTAATGCCAACGCAAATGAGCAACAAATACTTAAAGAGGGTATATTCGATATTGTCATTGACGAGATGCCGGATATTACCACTATGCAGCAGGAACAATTTGAGATGCTGGCCCAGATGCTTCCGGCTATCCTTCCATTCGGACCGTTCTGGGTAAAGAAATTAATTCAACTCTCAGACCTTAAAAATAAGGATGAAGTCATCAAGGAAATAGAGGCTATGACAGGACCCCCACCACCAGACCCAAAGCTTACAGTTGCGCTTCAATGGAGTGAACTTGACCCGATGGAGAAGGCTACATTTGCTGAGAAAATGGGGATGAATGAGCTTGCCATGTATGAAGCTCAGTCCGGAGGGGAACCTGCGCATATTACAAAGACTAAGTCGGATATGGCTAAAGAGATGATGAAGTCTAAGAACGATACACAGAAATCAGAGATGGATATAGCTAAATCCATGATGGATATGAGCCATCATGGATT